GGGATAGGAGCAAGTGAAATGCAGATGGGATTGGGCAAAAAAAAATGGAAAAAGGTGCGGATGCGGTTGCTACTATTTGGAAATCATTAACCAAAGAGCAAAAATCAAAACTTGAAAGCCACTTTGCTATATGCGGAGAAAGCGCAAAAGCTTATGATGCTCAAAACGCATTAGAAGCCGTTACGGAGGACAACTTATCAAAGCTTAACGAATTGCTGTCAAAAGTAGAAACGTTGCTTACACCTGAAGAAACCGCCGATATTAAGCGCATAGCAGACAACAAAGAAACTGCCAGTTATGATAAGGCTATTAAATTCTTAACCTCAAAAATCCCGGCTAATGATTGATAACGAAAACAGGATAGGCGCTTTTACCAATAGCAAAATATCGCTTTTGCTGCAAAAAGGTACGGGAGTAAAACCGTTTGGGGCAGGGGCGTTAACCTATATTAAAACCCGCAAAGCCGAAAGGCGTTTAGGCAGGTCAGTAGATGCTGGGGCATCAACGCAAGCTATGGTGTGGGGCAAAATTATGGAGGCTTTTCTTTACACTCAGGAAAAATATTTCCCGATGGGTAGTGGTTATTCACTTTCAAATAAAGAAACTGTTACGCATCCAAAGTATAAGTTTTGGGCGGGTAGCCCCGATGTATTATCGGCACAGGCTGCAGGCGAAATAAAGTGTTATTATTTGGAGAAATACATGGAGATTTCAGAAGCATTGATTAACCTAAAAAAAGGAAGCATTACTCTTGACGACTTTAAAAACGAGTTCAAAGAGGAATATTGGCAGGTGGTGGGTAACGCCACAATAATAAATAAGCCACAATGCGTTATTTTCGTTTACACCCCTACCCTTGACGAATTAGAAGATTGCATTTTGATGCTTCAAGAAACTAACTTTGGTGAGAAATTAGGGCTTGACCCGTGGCAATACCGTTTCATGTTGGAGGCGAAAGAAAGGGAACAACTTTTTAAACTCCCCTATATTGACCCTTTAAAATCTGACTGGCCAAACTTTGTAAAACATGAATTTCAACCACCAGCCGATGACGTAATATTTTTAACTAAAAGGGTGTTGGAAGCCGAGAAACTATTATCATGAAAAAGTGTTATATAGCAGGAAAAATAGGGGATTTACCTATAGAGATTTACGCTAGATTATTTAAAGATGGTGCTAAAGAAGTGGAACAAATGGGCTTTGAGGCTTTGTCGCCTATCGATTTACCTCACAACCATGACAAAACATGGCGTAGTTACATGATTGAGGATTTGCGCTTAATGGTGGGGTGTGATGCGGTGTATGCTTTAAAAAACTGGACGCATAGCCCCGGCGCACGTATTGAGGTGGGTTTAGCAGTTCAGTTAGGGATTGAAATAATTTATCAAAAATGATTACGATAACCAACGAGGACAACATGGTTCTAATGAGCCGTTACCCTAACAATCATTTTGATTTAGCAATTGTAGACCCGCCGTATGGGATAGGAGCAAGTGAAATGCAGATGGGATTGGGCAAAAAAAAATGGAAAAAGGGTAAGGAATGGGATAATGAAGCTCCGTCATTAGAGTATTTTAATGAATTATTTAGAGTTAGTAAAAATCAAATTATATGGGGTGGTAACTATTTTACAGATAAATTGCCAGTGTCTAAATGTTGGATTTATTGGGACAAAGACGTTCAACCAAATTTAAGTTTTGCTTCGGGGGAGTTGGCATGGGGTAGCTTTGATAGAGTTTTAAAAAAAGCCCCCGTAGATTACAGCGGATTCAGGGGTGCAGATATAGGCGGTAAAATACACCCTACTCAAAAACCGGTTAAACTTTACGAATGGCTTCTAATGAATTACGCCAAGCCAGGCGATACAATACTCGACACCCACTTAGGCAGCGGCTCAATCGCTATAGCAGCCCATAATTTAGGCTTTGAGCTTGCCGCCTGTGAATTGGATACTGATTACTATAATTCAGCCTTAAAACGCCTTAAACAGCATCAGGCACAATTAACAATTTTCGACAATGGAGCATAACAAAACCCCTTATAATTTTGTGGTATTTTGGGTAAGTAAGCGTTTTGTTTCTTTTACGATAGAAGATTTAAAACAGGCTTATTTTATGTCGGGCGGTAAGGTTGAGGGTAATGGTAGTATGTGGGGGGCTGTTTTGCAAAGGTTGCAGCGTGAGGAATTAATCTTTAAGCACCCTACAAACCCATTTACAGTAACCAGGAGGCCGAATAACAAGTTAAAGCCTATCAATGTATGGATAAGCAAAGAAATGCGCTTAAAACAGCAGAAAAACGCTTTGGGAGATAAAGAAAGTTTAACCTTAAAATTTGAATAAAAATAACTTAAAAAACAAAATTAAAATGAAATTCAACATTGTAGTAGATTTAGAAGATTTTTGGATGGACGAAGACAGCCAGGCATTCAATGAGCAAATTAAACAACACATTTCTAAAAACGTTAAAAACGAGATATGGAAATCAATTAAAAATAGTGTTGAAGACCAAATAAGCCGTGATGTGAAAAAGGCTATAGAAACTCAGTATATCAAAAAGATACAGACAGTTATTGCAGAAGTAATCGAAAGCGAAAAGATTAAAGACGGCTATAATAACAAAGAAGTGTCAATTCAAGATTACATTAAAAATCAATTTCAAAGCAATTCCGGTTGGAATAGCCCTAATTCACAAATAGAAAAACTGGCTAAGGCATTTGCCGATGATTTAAAGAAAAGATATGACTTACTATTTGCTACACAGATTGTAAGTAAAATTGGCGCAAATGGCATGCTTAAAGATGACGTGGCAAAATTGTTGTTAGATGCAAATGTTTAAGAAAAAGACCCGTGAGGAAAAAATGTCAAAGCGTGCCGGCAATGTTTTGTTACAACTTTTTAGCGATGTAGATTGCCAGTTTACGGAACTTGAAACGGTGCAGATTTTAAACATGGTACGGCGTAAGGCTGCGGAATATTTAGAAGCCAAAAAAGCCGAAGCAATGGAGCAATCAGTTAACTTTAATCAAAAGGCTAAGGAAATTGGCGAGGCGGTTAAACTTATTGAATAATTTGTATATTTGTCGAAGTAATAATTCTGACGGGCTTTATTACAACAAAAGACTTTATTAATTTTAATCCATTTGGGAGTACCTGCCGTCACGGGGAAACCAAATGGATTTTTTTATTATGAAAACGAATGTAGTAATGGTTCGTAAAATTGGGGATTTGGAAGTCCTACAAAGAACCAAAGACGGTTATTTCGACGGCAATATATTGTTGTCGCAATGGAATAAGAAAACTAAAGGTGAGCGCAGGAGGAAAATGTCTGAATTTTTAGAATCTCCAAAAACTAAAGAATTTATTCAAACAATACTTAATGACCCAAGGGGAGAAAACGACTTACCTGTAAATCAGGTGTTTATCTCTATTCCTGCTAAAACCCCAAGTACTGGTAAGAAAATAGCGGGAAATACGTGGATGCATCCGTATTTATTCATTGATTTTGCTATGTGGATTAACCCTGGTTTCAAATTAGCAGTTTTGAGATTTGTTTATGATGAATTGATAAAACAGCGTAATGACGCAGGAGATAACTATGTAACTTTGTCAAGAGCCGGAAAGAAACTACAAGGGTATGACTATGTAAAAGTGGCTACTGCAATGCAATGGATTGTTTACGGCAAACAAGGTAAAAACCTTAGGCAGACCGCTACTCAGGAACAACTACAGGAAATCAACGATATTCAAACCAAATTGGCTTTTGCTATCGATATGAATTTTATTATTACTTATGAGCAGCTTCTTATTGAAATGAGAAAAATGTACAACAAGAAATACCAAAAATTCTAATGAAGTCAACTAACTATTATATCGTACAAGGTTGGATGGTTAATGAACTTCAACTAAAGGGTAATAACCTACTTATTTTTGCTATTATATTTGGGTTTTCACAAGATGCGCAAAGCGAGTTTGATGGTAGCATAAATTATCTTGCAAAAGCTATTGGTTCTTCTCGAAATACCGTTATAAAGTGCCTTAAAGAATTAGAAGAAATGGCGTATGTTTTAAAGACTACAAGCACTAAAAACAACGTGATTTTTAACCAATATTCTCAAAATGAACAGGTAGTGCAGAAACTGGTTAGGTATGGTGCAGAAACTGGTCAGGGGGGTAGTGCAGAAACTGGTTATAATAATACTATTACTGATAAGATAGATTATAATAAACTTGTTTTGTATTTCAATAAAGTTTTTAATAAAAAAAGCAAGGTTGTACATCCTGATATAAAATCAGCATTTAGCAAACGATTAAAAGAGGGCTACAGCAAAGAAGATATTTTAAAAGTAATTGATAACTGTTCAAATGATAAACATCATGTTGATTTAGATTACAAATACGTTTCTCTTAAATTCTTAAGCAAGCCGGATATTTTTGAAAGATACGCTTCACAAGTTCATAAAAAGCCTTTAAAAATAATTGAGGAACAAAAAAATAACGGTGAAGTATTCGTTAACCCATAAAACAAAAGCACATGTTACTAACACAATCGGCAAGGCACGGTTTTATACTTTGGTTTTTGCAAACTGATTACCGAGAACAAATAGCGGAACTTTTAAATGTAAAACTGGGTGATTCCATTACGGGTGCCTTTTTTAAAATGCCGGAGCAAATAGTAAATGCCATTACAGTTGAATATTTAGACACGGTAGGCATCTACATAGAAACAGGAGGTGTTTGCAATATAAAGGGGCATCCTGATTATTACTACAACATCCAGGAAAACAACACGCTTAACGGCAATAACGGATTTTACTTTGAGGAACGGCAAAAAGCGATAGCATACGCCATAACTGAAGCTAACCAAATTTATAACAAACGATATGATACCACTAAAAGAGCTTAGGATAGGAAACATTTTAAGGGATAAAGCAAGTAAATTTTACTATGAGGTAAATTTAGCAACTTTTAGGAGGGATATTTATTCTACAGATGAATTTCATTTTAATTTTGTTTTTTAAGTTATTTTTATTCAAATTTTAAGGTTAAACTTTCTTTATCTCCCAAAGCGTTTTTCTGCTGTTTTAAGCGCATTTCTTTGCTTATCCATACATTGATAGGCTTTAACTTGTTATTCGGCCTCCTGGTTACTGTAAATGGGTTTGTAGGGTGCTTAAAGATTAATTCCTCACGCTGCAACCTTTGCAAAACAGCCCCCCACATACTACCATTACCCTCAACCTTACCGCCCGACATAAAATAAGCCTGTTTTAAATCTTCTATCGTAAAAGAAACAAAACGCTTACTTACCCAAAATACCACAAAATTATAAGGGGTTTTGTTATGCTCCATTGTCGAAAATTGTTAATTGTGCCTGATGCTGTTTAAGGCGTTTTAAGGCTGAATTATAGTAATCAGTATCCAATTCACAGGCGGCAAGCTCAAAGCCTAAATTATGGGCTGCTATAGCGATTGAGCCGCTGCCTAAGTGGGTGTCGAGTATTGTATCGCCTGGCTTGGCGTAATTCATTAGAAGCCATTCGTAAAGTTTAACCGGTTTTTGAGTAGGGTGTATTTTACCGCCTATATCTGCACCCCTGAATCCGCTGTAATCTACGGGGGCTTTTTTTAAAACTCTATCAAAGCTACCCCATGCCAACTCCCCCGAAGCAAAACTTAAATTTGGTTGAACGTCTTTGTCCCAATAAATCCAACATTTAGACACTGGCAATTTATCTGTAAAATAGTTACCACCCCATATAATTTGATTTTTACTAACTCTAAATAATTCATTAAAATACTCTAATGACGGAGCTTCATTATCCCATTCCTTACCCTTTTTCCATTTTTTTTTGCCCAATCCCATCTGCATTTCACTTGCTCCTATCCCATACGGCGGGTCTACAATTGCTAAATCAAAATGATTGTTAGGGTAACGGCTCATTAGAACCATGTTGTCCTCGTTGGTTATCGTAATCATTTTTGATAAATTATTTCAATCCCTAACTGAACTGCTAAACCCACCTCAATACGTGCGCCGGGGCTATGCGTCCAGTTTTTTAAAGCATACACCGCATCACACCCCACCATTAAGCGCAAATCCTCAATCATGTAACTACGCCATGTTTTGTCATGGTTGTGAGGTAAATCGATAGGCGACAAAGCCTCAAAGCCCATTTGTTCCACTTCTTTAGCACCATCTTTAAATAATCTAGCGTAAATCTCTATAGGTAAATCCCCTATTTTTCCTGCTATATAACACTTTTTCATGATAATAGTTTCTCGGCTTCCAACACCCTTTTAGTTAAAAATATTACGTCATCGGCTGGTGGTTGAAATTCATGTTTTACAAAGTTTGGCCAGTCAGATTTTAAAGGGTCAATATAGGGGAGTTTAAAAAGTTGTTCCCTTTCTTTCGCCTCCAACATGAAACGGTATTGCCACGGGTCAAGCCCTAATTTCTCACCAAAGTTAGTTTCTTGAAGCATCAAAATGCAATCTTCTAATTCGTCAAGGGTAGGGGTGTAAACGAAAATAACGCATTGTGGCTTATTTATTATTGTGGCGTTACCCACCACCTGCCAATATTCCTCTTTGAACTCGTTTTTAAAGTCGTCAAGAGTAATGCTTCCTTTTTTTAGGTTAATCAATGCTTCTGAAATCTCCATGTATTTCTCCAAATAATAACACTTTATTTCGCCTGCAGCCTGTGCCGATAATACATCGGGGCTACCCGCCCAAAACTTATACTTTGGATGCGTAACAGTTTCTTTATTTGAAAGTGAATAACCACTACCCATCGGGAAATATTTTTCCTGAGTGTAAAGAAAAGCCTCCATAATTTTGCCCCACACCATAGCTTGCGTTGATGCCCCAGCATCTACTGACCTGCCTAAACGCCTTTCGGCTTTGCGGGTTTTAATATAGGTTAACGCCCCTGCCCCAAACGGTTTTACTCCCGTACCTTTTTGCAGCAAAAGCGATATTTTGCTATTGGTAAAAGCGCCTATCCTGTTTTCGTTATCAATCATTAGCCGGGATTTTTGAGGTTAAGAATTTAATAGCCTTATCATAACTGGCAGTTTCTTTGTTGTCTGCTATGCGCTTAATATCGGCGGTTTCTTCAGGTGTAAGCAACGTTTCTACTTTTGACAGCAATTCGTTAAGCTTTGATAAGTTGTCCTCCGTAACGGCTTCTAATGCGTTTTGAGCATCATAAGCTTTTGCGCTTTCTCCGCATATAGCAAAGTGGCTTTCAAGTTTTGATTTTTGCTCTTTGGTTAATGATTTCCAAATAGTAGCAACCGCATCCGCACCTTTTTCCATTTTTTTTTGCCCAATCCCATCTGCATTTCACTTGCTCCTATCCC